CGAGTGCAATTATTCACAGTCATTGTTGCGCCCCCTGTTAGTCTTTTAATATCAACAGGGGAAAACACCTCTATTTGATAATCCCTCTCTTTTGCCATATCACGCAATGCAATCTCAATAATGGTATTTCTAGTGCCTTCTCTATACTGCCTACCCCTTCTAGAATAGTATTGTTGCATCTCTTTAAAATCAGTATCAAAGGCTACAGCGTGAGCCACTACAGCACAACACCCTCTATCATTTTGGTACTCAGTTGAATTTTTAATCGTCTTGAATGTTTGCATTTTAAATGCTCCTTTTATTGTTTGATTTTGTTAACTTGTTAACTTTTTACTCACTAGACATATTATCTAAAACTACACGTGTGTCAGATACGCTCTTGCCTTCTTTTTCCATTAATTCAGTCAATAGCTGTTGAAAGGTTTTGATAACTTTTTCTTTCTTTTTCTCAATCACTACACGGTATGAACCAAGGTCACTAGCTGTAAACTGGGGCTGTGCTACATCATCAACGAGCGTATTATTTACTTTTTTGATGGTGATGGTAAGGGTATCAACTTTATCACCTAATAGAGCCTTTTGCACACCTGATTTTTTAATCAATGGCTGTAACTTCTCTTTCACTAGTGCTTTAAGCTCTTTTAGGCGGTCACCTTCAAGCGTTGACATTAAATTATCAAGCTCTTTTGTAAGTGGTGTTTTGAATGTTTTAGGGTTGAAGTTTGACACATCAACTTTAATAGAATCGGTTAAATTATTATCTAGCTTGTGAGCCTTTAAGCCTTCAACGATTATTTGTGCGGGGTTGTATATAGTCTTGTTAGTCATCTTATGTTATCCTTATATTATAATATTATTGTATTCTTTTGCTTTATCCACCCTTGTTGGTGTTGGTATCTATTATCCACACTTCACTCACACTGTCAAATGAAAATGTGCCTAATTCATAACAATATAGTCATTTAATCCCACATAAATAAAAGGGATAAAAAGTACTGTTAAATCAATGACTTACAAGCCATACCCCCTAAAAGCTCCATATTTGCCCATATGACCACAATAGTCTAGACCCTACCCCATAGCATCAAAAATGTTTAATCGTCATTTTGTACTGACAATCCCCATATGACCACGTTAACAGCTACCGTGTGTGCCCCTATGTGCTTTGATATTGTGGGCTGTATTGTGAAATATGGGATAGGGTGTGTTTGAGATGAAAAATGTGTTTCCCCTAAAATAGGTGTGGATAACTATGTGGATAACTTGTTGATAACTATGTGGATAACTTTTAGAATATACCCCGCCACCCCTTACATATATTATGTTAAATTGTTCCACGTGAAACACCAAGGTAGTCATACCGCACCCTATGGGGGGAATCGCGCCTCTTCCTTTCTTTCTTACCCCCAGACATTTTTGTAGTATTTTTAAAGAACTACCTGTGGATAACTATGTGGATAACTTGTGGATAACTTTAGAACTATTAAGTTAGTACTACCTCTTGGAGACGTGAGGGAGAGATAGTACTACGTAATAATCCCAGATTATGTTAAATAAGTAGTGCCCCTTGTAAAGAACATACTATTACTCTTACCTATATTAATACTTATTATTAACTTCTTCTTACTCTCGTTCTCTTCTTTTAATCTTTCTTATTACTTTCTTCTTACTTCTTTCTTTCTCTTATTTTTTTACTTTTCTTTCTTTCGTTCTCGTTGATTTAAAAGATAGAAACCTTTAGTATATGATAGTTTAAAAAAAGAGTAGTAAAAACAAGTAGTTACAAGTAATAAGAATGTGGTTTTTTGTGGTTAAGCCGAAGGCGTTTAGTGGCTGTAATTAAATCAACGTAAACGGAAGTAAGAGGAAGTTAATAGTATATGTATCCTCCCTCTTCGAGGGGTTCGTTCACTACCGCTCACTCACGTTTATCTCACGTTTATCTCACGTTCATCGCTCATCACGCACACATTAAATAGGGATACAGTATCCAACAGTCACCTATACAGGGTGGTGTATTAATTAGGATACTCATTACTTTAAACCACTAAAAGATTCTAAGTAGTTAGTAGTTCTTGCTCTACCTCCTATTCCTACTGAAGCCATAAAGTCTTCTAGTTCAGCATCTAATAACTCTTCCCTATATCTCTCTAAGGCTTCCTCACTGTCTACTCCTACTAGGTCTACTATGTAACCTAAGGCAATAGAAAGAGCATCAAGTCTATCATCGTGTTGTAGGCTACCTCTATCTTTAGATATATGTGTTAATTGGTGTACTAAAGAGTAAGGTAGTTTGTGGTGGTCTGCTACTGCAGTCCCTACATCCTTCTTTAGTAGTGAGAAGTCTATTACTAACTTGTGTTGGTTTAGTAGTGGTTCTACTATATCTAAGATACGTAGTTCCTTCTGTTTGTGGTTTCTTACTTCTTCTATTGATACTGGGTGTACTGACCTAAGGATAGGTTTCAGTAGCTCACTAAACATACCATCACCGAAGTTACTCTCAACTACTAATGAATTGATACTGTGTTTCTTTCCTACTTGTGCCAATGCCATTAAGTTCTCAGGTGTGTAACCTCCGTGTATTCCTCCTACCTCAGCTATAAATATCTTACCGTGTAGTTGTTTGATAACTGCATACCCTGTTTCATCCTTACCTCTACCTGAGGGGTCAATACTCATAATAGAGTATTCATAAGGAACATAATCATTATCAATGAACCCTGCTCTAAAGAAGCAGTCACCAGTAAAGCCTATGTTAGGAATAGAATCAATATAGTTAGAACGAGAGGAAGAGTAGGAAAGACTGATAGGTGCTTTATTGAGGTCTAAATCGTGAACAATAAAATCACTAGTTTTAAGAGGGAATTTATCAGCATCTGATAGTGTTGTATCTAATTGGTACTGTAGTCTAAACCAACTACGACCAATAGAAGCCTCTCTCTCCATCAAGTCTTGATGAGTAAATCTAGTGTCTGTACAGTCTCCTGGCTTTACCTCACCCTTTTCAAGAGGCGTAGTAATGAAGGGAGCTAACATCCCTTGGTAAATGTCAGTATCTTCGGGATACCGAGCAGGATATACTACGGTTCTAAAACCTTTATCTCTCATCTTATTGTAGATACTCTCTCCTGATTGAGGAGTACCCAACATAATAATCTGAGCGTTCTCTGTTGTTTGTAGAATGGCATCATACTCAGCTACAGTAGCAAGTAGTTTAGCTCTCATCTGTTCAGTAGCAGAGTTCTGTAAGCCCTCTACGTCATCTGAGATAAGAATACTAGCTCTATTACCTTGTAACTGAGAAGTAATACCTAGTGACTTAACACTTGGTTGTACTGTTACTTCTGCTCCTGCTACATCAAAACTCTTAACTGAGTTCCTCATATCTGTATCAGGTATTAGATGTTCTAGTACAGGTAGGTCAAAGATTAACCTACGGATGAACTGTGCAATAGCATCTGAGTGTGGTCCTGATTGAGAAACAATCAATACCTTCTCATTAGGGTTACGTAGTAAACGCCAAGTAACATAAGCACCAGTAATATAAGTCTTACCTACTCCTCGGAATGCTTCTATTAGTAGACGTTTATCACCAGTCATTAGTGTCCTAGCCATATCTGTTTGAATAGGAGTAGGACAAGGTAAGTTAATACCCTCCCATACATAATTCAAATAGCTTCTAAAGTCGTTTACTAATCCCTTTAGTTCTTTTTGTGTTAATTGTTTATCGTATATTCCCATCTGAGAGCTCCGTATATTCGATTCTAGCGTACTTCTCTACTCACCCTAGGGGTTAGCCTTGGTTGAACTGTATTATGTCCTCTAGCACATCATTGTCCTTCATTTCTTCTACTAGAGACATCATTGGTTTGCTTTCCACTACATCTGCTGTAATATCATTCTGTTTAAGGAAGTTATTAATAGCAGTAAGTTCAGCTGGGGTTAGTTCCCCTGAGGCTAAACGTTCCTGGTAGTGAGAAGCAAGCAGGTCGTGTATGTTATTTAACTTATCAATGTTTGCTTTACTCATATATTTTTCTCCTATTTACCTGCCCAGTCTTTATTGAGAGCCTTTAAAGCATCTCCGACTATAGGCATTGTATATAAAGGTAGTCCACTATTCATCATAATGGTTCTACCCCAAGTAGTATTCCAAGCGTTACCGTTACCATCCATAGGGTTTAGGTCTATCTTGTGTAAGCTTGCTAAGATGTCATTCATCCTACTGTATGTAGGACCAAAGAATGCTCTACCTGTATCCATTTGGTAGTCAGAACCAAGAGCAGAACCAGTGAAGACTCTCTTCATTAGGTCCATACCAGTGGTTAACGGAGCTAAGATACTGTTTGTACTCATCATCTTAACTGCTAGTGACTGCATACCTTCTGTAGTAGACAGGTCATACTTTCTATCTTTCTCTTTCATAAGACCTGAGGATATTAATCCTTCTTCTTTTGTCATAGCAACAATACCAGTGAAGAAAGCAGAAGTAACAATACCTACTGCCATAGCTGCACTACGCTCATCAAAGCCTCTAATCAATAATGACTCATATGCTTGTAGAGGATAAGACATAAACTGTGTACCTAGCTTAAGCATTACATTATCAGGGTTAGACCAGAAGTGAGGTAGGTGTTTTTTATCACCCATTAGTACATTCAAGTCAGAAGCATTAGATAAGCCTCTTTCAATCATTGCTCTATTACTATCACCTAGTTTAGTAAGGTCGTAGTTAACTAACTCGCCTTTGTTTCTAGCTCCACCTGACCAATTAAATACATTATCTGCTTGTGCTTGTATTGCTCTTAGCTCCCTAATATCGAACTGTAGTCTAGTTAACTTCTTTAAGTCAGGAGTAAGTACACCTGTCTTTTCCCAGTTAGCTAGTTGTCTAATAAGACTAGGGTTGTAGAACAAATCATCCATAAATGCCATACCAATAGCATTCCTAGCAGCAGTAGTAACAGTAGATAGTGGTAATGTATTCGATACAAACTCAGTAGCTTTAGCTAGTTTCTTATTTAACCAATGCTGTTGAGCATAACCCTCTTCTAAATCATTAGCCACTCGTGCTACTAGTGAGTGACTTGTTTTATCGAAGCCGTGTGTCCATAACTGCATCTGAGCGTTAGCTTGGTTATTAGGAGTCTGTTCTTTATAGATACGTTTAATATCTTTAAAGGTATGTCCAATAGCTCTCATACCTACTTTGAAGCCACCCATAACAATAGGTAGAGCAAGCTCACCCATAGCAGCAGTAGCAGCAAAACCTCCACCAATAGTGGCGAAGTTTAAATCCATAACACCCTTAGTCATCATCTGTGCCCAGGCAGGAAGAGTAGACCTCATCTGAGTACCCCAGAGTAATCTAACATTACGCTCAAAGTACATAGCCATCTTAGCAGCGTGTTTAGCATCTCCTGTTTCTTCTAGTACTTTTGCTTGTAACTGTTTAGATACTGAAGCTAGTTCCTCTTTAGTATGGAAACCTAATGCTTGCTTAACACCAATACGACCAGCCATCCTAAAGCTTTGCTTCTGAAGAATATCACCAGCATTTCTATTTAAGATGTCTAATACGTCATTCTCATCAATATCTAACTTTCTTCTCTTTAAGAAATCAGCACCGTGGTTCATCTCATCGTCTACAACACTATCGTAAACCTCTCCAGCCCTTTTGTCAGCAGCCTTCTGGGAGATATGTGCATTCTTAAGTTCCTTACGAGCTGCTCCTATTTCCTTATTGAATGCTTGTTTCTTTTTCCAGTCAGCTGAACCTACTTTAGTACGAGGAGGTAGTAGTCCTTTGTCTGCAGTAAGCTTATCAATCTTCTTGTTTATCTCTATCATCTTCTTTGCGTACTTTGCTTCTGCTTTCTTAACAATAGCCTTACCTAGAATCTTAACAACTGCTACTCTTCCCTTATATCGCATCTTATGACCATCAAACTCACGAGTAACATAGCCCTTACCTTTAGAAGACATACCAACACTCTCAAGCTTCATACCTACGTGTCGTAGTCCTTCTTCAAAAGCATCTACTGCAGGTTTAAGAGCATCATCGATAGTCTTTCCAGCGTTACGATTGACAAGTCCATCATAGACCATCGTATTAAACTCACCCTCATTAACATTCTTGAAGTTATGTCTTCTTACATCTTTAATTACACCTGCTTGTTTGTTAATATGAGACTCAACTTGTCTAGCTATGTGTTGAGCTGTATCACCCATATAGGTAGCTCCTACTTCAACAGCAGCAGCACCACTTACTTGAAGTCTAGCACCTAGTTGTCTAGCTGTATTACTTTCAGAAGCAGCCATACCACCAATCATAGAGTAAGCATAACTAGAGCCTTTAGGAATAACACCTGTGAACTCTATTAACTTACCATTAGTATCTACAATCAGGTCATCTACTCCTGTATTCAAGGCGTGACCAGGAGGAACAATAGTACCTGGTTCTAGTTCTTTAAAACCTGGTTGACTCTCTAGTGATACTCTCTTACCCAATATTCCATTAGCAACTCCACCAAAGATAGCGGAGAAAGCAGCAATATTAGCCTTAGCATTCTCATCAATAAGACCTGAGCGAGACTGTCTAACAGACTCATCTATGTATGCAGTAGTACTAGCAAGAGCAGCACCATAACCCACACGAGCTGCAGCAGACGTGCCGCCTGTAAATACTGCATATCCTATCTCAGGTAAGTTAACTGGGTTAGTAAGGAAAGCAGGAACAGCAGCAACAAAGTTTAATAAGCCGTGGTTAGCACTTAATACTTCTTTCTGGTCTCTATCTAGTTGTACTCTTTGTACTAAAGCATCATAAGAGTCTTGTGATACTAAATCACCTCTCTCTGCTGCTGCTTGTATAGTCATAAAACCCAACCCATCTTCTCTTGCTTGTGCAGCATCATACTTCCAGTCTGGGTCTCTCTCGAATCTCTTACTATGTAAGACATTACCTTCTTCATCTTGGGCTTGACCAAAGTCAAAGAAAGGATTCATCTGTCCAAAGGAAGCATCCCAAGTATTAATCTTCCCTTCAAACTTATTTTCTATATTAGCCCTTCTAGCATTTTCCTTAGCGGCATCATTTGAATATAGTCTCATCTAATCTCCTATCGTTTAGCCATACTATTACCGAAGTAGAAACCTACTACAGACATAATAGCGTGAGGCAACCATTCAGGTGTCACCATCCCATCTAATGTTACGTACTCAGTTACAGTAGTAGTGAAGTCAAACATTAATATCTTGAAGCCTTCAGTTACTTCTACTGGTACTACTGTTGGCAATCCGAAGATAGGAGCAAACAATATAATGTAAGCCATACCAAGGAAGGACAATGTAATAGCTTTCCTCATCCAACTAGTACCAGGACTTTGGAACTCCCTTACTGCAGCCATTTGACCTGCTCTAAAACTTCTTTCATTAGCCAAGTCTTGCTGTGAGTCTGACTTCATACGTATGTACGCAGACCCTACAGTACTTATTAACATTGTCACTATTTCCATTGGTAATCCAAACATATACTGCTCCTATACAAGTTGTTGTTCTTCGCTCTCTAACTGAGAGACTGTGTATTTGTGTTTCTTGAGTGTCTTTAAAAGGCTGTCTATCGCTTTATAAGTAGAAGGACTTATCCAATGCCCTCTTGCTTTCCCTTCACTAACCGTCACCATAACCTCTGCTTTACCTTCGTTCGTATCAGTCTGAACAATATCAAGAGACCCTCCTGACCTTTCGTGTGATTTAAGAATGTGATACATTGTTATAGCCCTTGCAAACATCTCTTCAGGGTTGAATCCATAGTTTTTGTCCTCCCATCCTGTGGAGTTTCTATGTCTCATTGCTTTATCAGTAAGTAACGTAGACATTAAGGTAGCCACTGAAACCTTTAGTTTAGGTCTCATCTTATTATCTACATTAGAAATCACCCTATTATAGAAGAACTCTTTTCTTTCTTTCTCCGTCTTAAAGGAAGCATAGTCTTTAATATAAGCAGGAGCTTTAGAGCCTTGATAAGTAGTCAGCATACGACTATCAGTTTTCATACCTGTGGCAGTATTAATCTTACGTGTACCACCCTCCGCGTTTAAAGAAGATAAGTAAGCACTGAACCTATGTGCCCATTCGTGTGCCACTGAGTTTTCAGGCACAGCATCTTTATGGAAAGTAACCTCTGTTTTTTCGGCTTGTGCAGGTGTAAAAGTTATGCCTCTGGCAGTTGCACCAGACTTTTCGTTAATAGTACCATCTTTATTAACCTTGAAGCCTTTCTGCGTAATAACCGTCCAATCTTGATTAAAGTGCATAGCTTCTTCTGATATTCCCATAGAGGCTGACACATTCTCAATAGCTGTTTTATACTCTTCTCTATGCTCGTCACTCCCTCTAAAGGAAGCCCCATATACCTCTACATCTCCTTCTTTACTTTTATAGTTAGTAGATACATCGTGCTTAGTATTACCAGCGAAAGGTTCAAACTCATCTAATACTGTCCAGTTACTTAAAGACTTTTCCATTACTATAGATTCGTGGATGGTAGAGACAGCATCTTGTTGTTGTTTTATAGAGGCAAGACCAAGAGGAGTATCTGTTAAGTGGTTACTCATATTACTCCTCCTCTATAAATTCACTTAAATCATCCTCTACTACTATACCTTTGGAATATGGATTCTCTTCATAAGCATCAAGTGTGTATGGTTTCTTATTCTTACCGTAGTAACCAGGAGGAGCATCAATGTCATTATTAGGATATACAATCGTTCTACCTTGAGAGTCAATCTCACCTTTGAACACCTGCATAAGAGTACCTATAATGCCTCTTTCTTGTTGTGCTTTTACTGCCTTAGCATATCCTGCATCATCTTTCTTTTCAAGAGCTAAGTTTTCTTTTCTTTGTGCTGTATCAACATCATTTTGAGTAAGTATATCGCTGTCTAACAGGCTTAAATGCCCATCAAAATCAGCACTGTACTTCTTCATTTCGTTGTTGTCTAAGATAAAACCTTGGTACGGTTGGTCATCACCAATCACCCATACACCATCAAGATACTCCCTAGTTGTTACTTCAATAGACCACTCGTTAACACCGTGTCTTCTAATCCTAATAGGTTGGAAATCATTACCATCTCCAACAGGAGAGTAACCTTCACCGAAGTTAAGAGCAGTATAAGTAGCATCAGAATGCTTATACTTCTTTTCTGTAGCTACCATTCCTAGCTTCTCTACCATAGCATTCTTTAACTCACTATTAGTATTAGAGAGTATGTAATGTAAGAATCCTTGAGTATATCCTGCTTGTTGTGCATCCTTAGAAGCTAGTGTCTTCCAGTAACCACTTGTTGGTACTTTAGTACCTCCCCAGAAATCGTCCCAAGGTCTAGGTTCACCTGCTACCATCTCTTTTTTAGGAGACATAGCAGTAGTACTCATCTTAGAGCCGTGTAAGTCAAAGAAGGATTTATCATTAAACCCTAGCTTGTGATAATCAAATGTTAGAGCTAGGTTAGCCGTCTTAACAATTTCATTGGCACTAGCCCAAGGCATAGCCTTCTTAGCTTCATCTAATCTATCAGTATAAGCAGTCTCTCCTAAGTGAGAGGCTTTTATCTCTTCCTTAGTAGGCTGAGGTAGGTCTCCTTGTGATATTTGTAAGATAGCGAAAGGGTCTACATTAATCTTATTAAGCATTACAGCTTGGTCAAAACCAGGGGCAGCCTTACCAATAGCATCTCTTACTGCTTGTCCTGTGTTTGTATCGTATAGTGAGTTACTTGCATCCATTAAGAAAGCCTGTAATTGTAGAGGGTCTCCACTATCTACTGCTTGTCTAAAGGTAGCATTAAAAGCATTAGCCTGTGAGGAAATAATCTCAGAAGCTAATTCAGGGTTCATACGTAAGATACTATCTAGTTTCATTCCTGCTTCTTTTGCTACTACAGAATCTACACCTTCGTTATTAGCAGAACTAAATACCTGAGCAAGCCAAGTAGATGTTTTTTGAATTAGAGCAGCCTTTACTTTCTTCTCAGTTAGGGCATCAACAGAGGCATTACCAGTCTTAGTGGCTGCAAGTAGAGCCTCAACAGAAGCTCTTCCTGTGTCAATATGTGCAGAGATACCTATAAGGTTCTTAATACCTTCTACTTTCTCTCTTGATTCTTTAACTGTTTTGTATAGTAG